ATGTTGACTAATATGAGTACTAGAGATATTCGAAAGAACTTGGATGATACTGAATTGCGAGTCAAGATGGCTGGTAAGAAGTTCGGTAAATATCGGGTTAAAGCACTTCCGGCACAGAGTAATGTCAACGCTATTCGTTCTTATATTAAAGAAGTGCAGATTCAGACTGGTATCAAGGTTGATTTTGTAATGATTGACTATCTTGATTTGGTTATGCCTGTGTCTGTCAAAGTTAATCCAAACGACCAGTTCATCAAGGACAAGTATGTATCAGAAGAACTTCGCAACTTGGCAAAAGAACTAGGCGTTCTATTGATTACTGCATCACAGTTAAATCGTTCGGCTGTTGAAGAAATCGAATTCGATCACTCTCATATTGCAGGTGGTATTTCTAAGATTAACACTGCTGACTATGTGTTCGGTATTTTTACGTCACGTTCTATGCGTGAACGAGGCAAGTATCAGATTCAGTGTATGAAGTCTCGTAGTTCTACTGGTGTAGGGCAGAAGATTGACCTTGAATATAATATCGAGACTATGCGTATTACTGATGACGATCCAGAAGAGGGTAGACAGCAACAGCCTACTCCTAATCAGATACTAAGTCAGATCAAAACTACGAGTCAAGTAGGTTCTACTAATGAAGCAGTGCATAATACAATTGATCAACGAGAAACTAAGGGTGTAGGGGACGCACAATCCGCTAAATTAAAGTCACTATTGAACTCACTTAAGAAATGATTTTCAGACTTAAGAATAAATACATTCAGTAGGATCTTTACATTATTATGCAAAAAAAGACTCGTAGCCTCTTAGAAGAACTTCAGTCGTTTGGGGACACCCGTGATATTAATAATATCATTGAAAACCGTGCGTCTAACATTATTACTAGTGCCATCAATTTGATTGAGTTGATGCAAAAGCACTATCCTTCCGATAAGGCAGAACTGCTTGAGAAGAAATTATTGAGCGCAATTAAAGGTAAAGATCAAGCAAGATTTGCAAAGTCCTTAAGGAAGAAACATGAAAATAAGTGAATTCAAGAAAATAGAAGAACAAAGACTTGCCGAAATTAGCTTAAGCAGCTTTATCGGGGATGTAGGTTCGGCCGCAGTCAAGAGCGGATTCACTGGTAAAGGCTTCAAGCAGCAAATGATTCAGGACATGTTCCTGAAAGACTTCTACGATGATGCATATACTTCCTTAGATAATGCAGTTAAAGGTCGACTTGTAGATCCTAAGGCAAGAGGAACTCTTGCACCCACAGCGGTTGAAAAGAATCCTGCTGATGTCAAGCCCGAACCAGGAGAACCAGGAGCTAAACCTACTCCCACAGCTCCAACTGCTTCAGTAACACCTGCAGTTTCAGGAACACCTTCGGCAGCTCCAACTACTCCCGGAGCACCCGCAGCCAAGACAAGTGCTACAGCACCCGCAGTTGCAGCTAATAAGTCACAGCAGCAAACAACGCAGAATATCAATAACTACGTTAAGCAGGCTGCACAAGCAATTAATCAAGCTACTGACAAGAACCAAAAAATTACGTTGACTAAGGAATTAGTTAATTCAATGGCTGACCGTCAAGGGACTCCTGAATGGAATAACGCGGTTAAAGGCGTGGAAGGTATTATTAAACGAGCAGGAACTGATCCTAGTTTTGCCAATCAAGCAGTTAATAATCTTCGTTCAGGTAAAACTATGTCAGAAGCTTGGAGAATCTATTTCGCTAACAAGTTAGTAGAAGCGGTAGGACTTACTTGGAAAGACTTAGGTCTTTCTGTACTGAAAGAGGGTAAGAACTACTATATTGCTGAAACTCGCTACGTTAAACTAAACCAATTATTCGAAAGCATTATGGAAGTTACGACGGGAGGTCCTAGCTTCGGCGGTGCCCAAGCCGGAACTACTGCAACAGTTGGTAGAGCGGGTTCAACTCCTACCGCACAAAATCTCAACACTCCGCCTAATGCTACTTTAGCTACGCCTACAGTTCCAGCAGCGCAACAACAATCGCAGTCAAGCGGTGGACCGCAAACTGTTGGTCAGTATATGCTAGCTTGGTTTAATCAATATATGAATGGTGTAAATTGGAAAGCTAGTGAAGCTACAGTCCTTCCTATGATCCAAGCTATTGAAGATTCCTACCCTTCGGGATATAAGAGTGCAATTAAAACACTAGCAAAAACTGCTTTCGCTCTTTCAAAATCCTCACCAACTATGCCCGCCGGTATCAAAGATGAAACTGACAAGCTTGATCAGGAAGGCGGAGAAGAAAAACCCGCTAGCGGGGATTTCGGCGCAGCAGCATTTAAAAAACCCGAAGCAAATGCTGCTCCGGCCACCACTACAACAGAGTCAAGACGCAGAAGATGAGCATCTTAACTGAAGGTGGGGCAATGCCCGGTGTTGGTGCAATCCATATCGATGAGATTGAACCCACGTTGGATAGTCTAGAAAAGATTTTAGGCATTGACCTCAAAAATAATACGCTTGGTAGCGTAGGTAAGAAAGAATTTTCTGGTGATATCGATGTCGCATTAGATATCAGCAATGAAGACCTTCCTGCGTTTGTAGAAAAGTTAAAGTCTATTCCAGAAGTACTTGACCTTGCTAAAAGTTCAGTAATCATGACCAAAGTTAAGATTGCTGATTATGATCCAAACAAGCAAGTACAAGGTAAGCCAAGAACCGGTTATGTCCAGGTAGATTTTATGCCAGGAGATCCGGGTTGGCTCAAAACTTACTACCATGCTCCTCAGGAGAAGGACAGCAAGTACAAGGGTGTGTTTAGAAACCTCTTATTAGCGTCAATCACTGCACATTTGAATCGTAAAGACTCAGAACAAAGGATTCCTGATGGTAGAGCTATGCAATCAGAACGATATATGTGGAGTCCTACCGACGGTCTTGTTAAAGTATTGCGAACCCCCGAACCTAACAAGAAGGGTGATGGTTACACTAAAAAGAATAATAACAAGATCATCGATGGTCCATATAAGAACCCTGATGAAATCGCTAAAATGTTGAAACTTAATAATGCAGATGACTTGTATTCTTATGAGTCATTGAGAAAAGCAATGGATAAGAATTATTCTCCGGAACTAATCAAGTCTGTGTTAAAAGACTTCTCTGAAAATCCTACAGTACGTGACATCGGTGTTCCTACTGACATTAAACTTAGTGAAAGTGTAGGCACAACTGATTGGTTCAGAACATTGCTGGATATTGTAAAATGAGAATAGTTGAACTACTAAACGAATCACTATTGCTTGAAGCAGATGCTAGAACTCCTCATCCTGAGGATTCAGTACTCAGCGGGGTATCCTCTGCTCGTGATGCAGTTGATTCTATGTATCATGTAATTGACAACCCAGAAACACTTACAATTAAGTGGGACGGCTTCCCAGCTCTTATCTTTGGATATAATGACAAGGGACAATTCACTGTATCAGACAAGTATATGTTTGACAAGGGAACTGAGTATTTAGGCACAAGTCCTAAGTTTTGGCAAGAGTATGATGCTAGTAGAGGCAAGAGTCGTCCAGATTTATACGGTAGACTCAACTCTATTTGGAATGGATTAAAAGACGCCGTAGGCGGCAACAAGGGTTTCTTTTGGGGAGACTTGATGTGGGGCGAACAACTAAAACCTGTTAACGGCAAGTTCGTATTCAAGCCCAATACTGTAACTTATGCAGTTCCAGCAACGAGTGAGCTAGGTAATATGATTGCTGGAACTAGCGGCGGTGTCGCAGTTCACCAATATTTTGCTGATATTAGTTCTCCTCCTGTGCCATGGAACGGCAAGGGGCTAAAGAGTAATAGTCAGGTTGCTATTCTTACTCCGAATATGGGCATTGATTTTGCACTAGAAGCTCCCAAAAATGAAGTTTCGAATGTCAATCAAGCACTAGCTAAGAATGGTAAACTAGATGACTTCTTGAATGGCATGGATGGTGTTGCAAGAAACGCTCTGATGAAATACTTAGGACATACTGCAACTAGACAAACTAACTTACCACTAGAACAATGGCTACAAAACAATGTCAGTGGTAAGCAATATCGATTCCTAGTAGGCGAGAACGACGGTTATCTTTTCCAAAACAAGGAAGCATTAGATAATCTTATTGAATTGTACTTCGCTATCGCTGAACTTAAAAATAGTCTTTCCGATCAACTTGAACAGCAGGTTAAAGGACTAGAACAATCAATCAATGATAGACCGGGCGGCGAAGGATTTGTCTTCAATACTCCTAAAGGACTAGTCAAGCTAGTCAATCGCGGCGGCTTTAGTGCTGCTCATTTTGGCAAGAAAAAGTAACCCAAAACCGAGTTTTTTCGCACAGGTATAAATACTCATATGAGTATAGTTTGGATCTTTGGCGAAGCAAGAACAAGTAGTACCAACTTCTTTAAAAAAGTTGCGTCTCATCTAAATAGAGAATATTTTGATGTAGATACACCTGAGTTAATAGAAGATGCATTCAATGTTGCTAATCCTAAAAAATATGTATTTTTTACCCACAG